GGACGCCGAGCAGGCTCTGCTGGAGATCCGCCAGAAGCTCTACGGCGTCAACAAAGACTATCTGCCGCAGCTGCAAAAGCTCAACGAGCTGCGCCAGGCCGGCCGCATCACCGAGGCGACCTATGTGGACCTGGTCAGCAAGCTGGCCAAGGAAAACTACAAGGAAGATGAGTCGGCTAAGGCCCGTGCCAGCTCGGCCAAGCAGCTGCATACGGCCTATGGCAACCTGATCGATTCCATTGAAGAGAAGATCGCCGCCCAGCGCCTGGAGATCTCCGGCGGGGAAAAGCTGGGCGAAGCCGACAAGCTGCGCATCAAGTATTCGCAGGATCTGCTGGGCTCGCTCAAGGGGCTCAATGCTGGCGAGCGCGCCAACATCGAAGCCAAGCTCAAGACCCTCAAGACGCTGGAAAAGGAAAACGAGGCCAGGCAGAAGGCGCTGAAGCTGGCCGAGGAGGAACGCAAGTACCGCCAGGAGTGGATGACCACCCAGGGCAAGACGGTCGAGGAACTGACGGCCAGCAACCAGGCGCTGCGCGACGAGATCGAGCTGATTGGCCTGAGCGCCGAGCAGCAGCGCGTGGTCATCGAGCAGCGGCAACTGGCCATCATCCTGAGCAAAGAGCAGCAGCTGGCCGAGATGGAACGCTCCGCTGCGCTCACCGGCACCATGACCATGGAGCACGCGCTGCTCCAGCAGGAGATCGAGCTGCTGCGCGAGCGCCTGGGCCTGACCTCGGTGAAGGCCTCGCGCGAAGCCTCTGCAGAGGCTGCCAAGGCCAGCACCTCGGAGTGGCAGAAGGGGGTGGACCAGATCGGCCAGAGCCTGGCCGACCAGCTGATGCAGGGGGGTCTCTCGTTCGGTCAATACCTCAAGAATCTGGCGCGCACGCTGGTGTTCAAGCCGCTGATCCAGGCCACAGTCCAGATCGCTGGCGGTGCCCTGGGCGGTTTGTTTGGTGCACCTGCTGCTGCTGGCCAGAGCGGCGGCGCTGGCATGGGCATGCTCAACAACCTCGGCACGCTGGGTGCAGGTGCCCAGGCAATGTGGGGTTTCATGCCTGGTGCGTCGGCTGCCAGCCTTGCCGGTGCCAATGCCGTGGGCCTGGCCGGTGGCGATGCCCTTGGCGCCCTGATCGCGGGCAATGGCAGCTGGGCCGGTGTCGGCAGCAGCTTCGGTTCGCTGATGAGTGGCCTGGGGGCTGCCATGCCCTGGATTGCGGGTGCCATCGCCATTTTCTCGCTGCTCAAGGGTGGCCTGTTTGGTTCGCGTGGTGCCAACCACGTTGGCGCGGCCTATAGCACTACGGGCGCGGGCAATGACAAGGCAGCCGAGATGCTGTTTGATCGTGCTGGCGGTGACTGGTATGACGATCTGACCAAGCGCCACAACGCCGATCTTGAGAAGCAACTGGGCACCACCGTTGATTCGCTGTCCGATGTCTATAAGCGTCTCGCGCGCTATGCCGGTGACAGTGCCAAGCAGATCGATATCGTCGCGGGCTTCGCATCCAATCCGAAGTACGGCGACGAGAATTCCTACGGCTATTTCAAGCTGATCGACAAGGTGACCGGCGAGGTCCTGAGCAGCTACACCAAGCGCGATGGCGCGCTTGGTACGGACCCCACCAAGGCCTATGCCCAGTTCATTGCCGACATGGGCGGATCGCTGATCGAGCAGCTGAAAAAGGCTGATATCCCCAGCTGGATGCGCAATGTCTTCGATGACATGGGCGAGGAGATCACGCTGGAGAGCTTCAACGCGGCGCTGCAGACCGTGGAACTGACGGGCGCGGCCATTGAGGGCTGGACCCGCAACATCACCAACTTCGGCAAGCTGGGCGACGAAGCCATCGCCAAGCTCATCAAAAGCGCGGGCGGCATCCAGGACCTGATCACCGGCATGGATGCGTTCTACACCAGCTTCTACAGCGAGCGGGAGCGCATCGAGAACGCGGCCAAGGCGGTGGACAAGGCACTGGCCGACCTCAAGATCGACATCGATCCCCGCATGGGCCAGGACGCCGAAGCCAAATTCAAAAAACTCATCGAGGACGCCATGGCGGCCGGCGATGTGGACTTGCTAGCCAAGCTCATTCCCTTGGCCAAGGAATTTGGCGCTGTGGCTGATGCTGCTGGCCAGGTGCTGGACACGCTCAAGAACGACCGCCGGCAGCTTGAAGCCGAGTACCTGCGCGCCACGGGCCAAACCGACAAATACCGTGAGGCCCTGCGCAAGCTGGCCACTGAGGGCATGAGCGAAGCCGAGCGCGCCGCCTGGGACTACAACCAGGCGCTGCGCGAAGAGATCGCCCGCCTTGACCAGCGCACGGACCTGGAGCGCAAGCTGCTGGAGTTGCAGGGCAATACGGCCGAGCTGCGCCGCCGCGAGCTGGCTGCCCTGGACCCGAGCAATCGCGCCCTGCAGGAGCGCATCTGGGCGATCGAGGACGAGAAGGCAGCTCAGGCCACTGCATATGACCTGTTCCGGCGAGCTGTGGACCGTGACCGGGAAACGCTGCAGCAGCGCGTTTCTGTGGTGCAAGAGACCATCAATGCCATTGCCTCTTCGGTGGGCGTGCTCAAGACCGCTGCTGAGGAGCTTTACAGCACCGTCGATTCCACGGCGCAGCTCGCTGCCGCCCGGGGCATGGTCTACATCGAGCAGGCTCTGGATGGCGTGAGGTCGGGGCGCAAGCTCTCCGAATACACCGACATCGGCGGGGCAGTGCAGGCAACCAGGGCCGGTCTCGCATCCGGCCTCTACGCCACCGACTTCGAGCGCCGACGCGATGCCCTGGTATGGGCGGGCAAGTTCTCGGAGCTGGGGGCGCTCGGCGAGTCACAGCTGAGCATCGAGGAGCGATCTCTCAAGGCCCTGCAGGCGCAGATTGAGGGATTGGACACGCTGAACAAGCGTGCGGAAGAACTCGTGAACGGCACGGTTGAACTTACTGAAACAGTGCAGGCATATTTTGAACGCCTGATTGCTGAGCTGTTTAAAACTGATGATCCAACGAAGCCAGGGGGCGGCAAGGGTGGTGCATCTGGTCCTAGTTGGGGGAGTGGTGGAGGCGGGCTTTCGACCGTCGATTCAAAATATAAAAAGCCTACTGCGATACTTTCAGGTGGCGCGGTTATCTACGAGCACGCAAATTCCGAGCAAGAGAAAAAGCTGGATGGCTTGTCCGGTCTCTTTCACTCATATGACGGAACCGGTGATTTTGTAGGTCTTGCTAACGCAATCCGTAACGCGGGGGGTACGGCAAGCGACCTTGCATATCTCTATGGATTCTCCGAGAGCGATGTGATTGCGGCGTTGGATAGAAATGGAATCCCTCGATTCGCCGACGGTGGATTGCATTCCGGAGGCTTGCGCCTGGTCGGTGAGCGTGGTTGGGAAATTGAGGCGTCTGGGCCGGCAAGATATTGGAATCAGGAGCAGCTTGGAAGGGCAATTGCTGGCAATTCAGGTGGCCCAGATTATGGGGTATTGGCTGCGTCCATTGACAGGCTGGAGCGGCGGCTGGAGAGACTTGAAATGCAAATGTCGAAGACGGCTAACAACACTGCCAGATTGCCTGAGCTTGCGCAGCAGTTTGATACCGTGACGGGTGGGGGTCAGATCATGCGTACTGGTGGTGGGGCCCGCGCATGAACATCCTTTTGCCAAAAACAATCACGCCTGGCATGTTTGGTGCTGGGACGACGATTCCCGAGGTTGACTCTGTTATCGGTGAAGTTGCGTGGATCTCAGGGACTGATTATGTGGTGAAGGATCGTAGGGTCTGGAAGGGCTATACGTATGAATGCGTGCAGGCCATCACAGGTTCTCCCATAAATTCAGTGGAGCCTAGTAGTGCCACGGCGGCAGGCTACTGGGAGAAGGATGAGAATGCGCCCAGTAACCGTATGGCTCCATTCGATAAATATCTATTCACGCGGGCAAAGCGAAAAGGTTCATTTACTTACGTTCTGAAGCCTGGATTTATCAACGGCGTCGCTATTTATGGAATCGAGGCTGATTCTCTTCTAATGAAAGTGCGAGCTGCCGGCGTGGATCTAATGCCGCCGATAGAGATTGATTTATGGCAGCAGGCATTCGGAGAGTGGGAATACCTTTTTGGTGAGTTGCAGCGAGGAACGTACTACACCCTGAAGAATCTGCCTATTCACCCGGATATTGAAGTGGAAATCACGATATCCCGTAATGATCCAGATGTAGAGGCGGCTGTGGGCTACATCAGTGTGGGGAATTGGAAGCGACTGCTATTCCCTGGAAGAGACGAGATGGGGGCTGCGCAGTACGGGGTGGAGGCGAGCACTCGGGATTATTCGTATGTGGAAGACAAAAAAGACGGAACTTATGTGGAGGTGCCCGGGCGGTTGGCAACAAACATCAATCTGTCTTGCGTAATAGATGCTGTTCAAGCGCCTGAAGCTAAATCCTTGTTGGATCAAATTCTCGGAAAAGCGGTTGCTGTTGAAGTAAACGATTTGCCAAAGTATGGGCATCTTGCGACCGTAGGAAAAGTGACGGGGACAGTTCGTTCTACCGAATGGAACGAAGCGCAAGTTGATTTGCAAATAAAGGGGAATGTATGACTGAAATTTTTATACCCGATATTCCGGCTGCGCCGGTTGTTCCGCCGTATCCAGCTTTGGGAGCGCCCAATTTCAATCAGATGGCATATGCGGTTGGGATGGGGATGCCTGGCGTCGTGTCTGGGCTCAATGCCATTGCTGCGGCTGCGCGTGAATGCGCATTGGCTTCGCGTGCTTACGCTGTGCTGGGTGATGGGTCCAGGCAGCAGGCTGAAGCGGCGCGCGATGCCGCCGTGATTGCGAAGGGTGCATCGGAGTCTGCTCGCGATGCCTCCGTCATTGCGGAGAACGCATCTGAAGTTGCGCGCGATCTCGCTGTAGCGGCAAAAGGCGCATCGGAGGCAGCCCGCGACCTCTCCGTCTCGGCGAGGGGTACCTCAGAGGCGGCGCGCGATGCCTCGGTCATTGCGAAGAACGCATCTGAAGCTGCCCGCGACGCCTCCAAGGCCTACCGCGATCAAGCCGAAGTCTTTGCAAGCGGCCAGCTCAAAGGCGGCAGCAGCACGAGTGTGACGCCTGGCGCCGGCGCAAAGAGCTTTGCGATAGAGCCTTCTCGCTCTTTCGTGGCGGGCATGTACCTTGTGGCCACGTCCACCAGTGACCCCGCCACATCGATGAGCGGCTACGTGCAAAGCTACGACGCCGGCACCGGCGATCTGGTGATTGGAGTGGACAAGTTCGCAGGAGCATCGGCAAAGGCGGACTGGGTGATTGGTTTGGCCGCGCCAGGTGCCCCTGCATCCATGACGACTCAGGTGATCACTGCAAACACAAATGCTGTGCCTGGCGTGTTTTACGTCTTTGCCGTCGCCGGCATCACGCTCACGCTGCCCACGAATTTCAGCGCGGGCCAGCTCTTCGGCTTCGGTATGTCGCGCGGCATCGGCAACGCAAACATCAACTGGCAAACCAACAAATGCAAGGGCCGTAGCCCCGGCGTGATGCAGCTCCTGTCGCAAAACGACACGGCTGTGTGCATGTATGTCAACCCCACGGATGGATTTATGGAGGTGGTGGGATGAGCACGTTCTCAGAATTTTTTGGCGGTGGCGGCGGCAAGCTGCGCTATGTCCGCCACACGACGAGCACAACGTGGACGCCGCCGTCTGACCTCGTTGGCAATGGCGGCCAATGCTTTGTGCGTATGGCCGGTGGCGGCGGCGGTGGTGGCAATCAGTTGTCCGGCTGTGGAGGTGGCGGCGGTGGAGGTGCGGTGATCGTGGAGTTGACCACGATCCTTGCGGCAATCGCAATCGTCATTGGTGCGGGTGGTCCTGCCGCTGCTTCTTGGGGCATGGGTGGCAATGGGTCCCAGACATCCGTTGGGTCTCTCGTCGCGCCCGGGGGTGGCGGCGGATCTGGAAGCAGCACATCGGGCGCCTTTACTCCTGGCCTGCCGGGCGCAAGCGGTGGCGGCGGGGCGGGCGCAAACCACGGTGGCGGCGGAGGCGGCGCAGCAGCCTCTGCGGTGGCAGCGACGGTGATGGGGTCTAGCTTCTCGCTGGGCGGCGCAGGCAGCTATGGCGGCGCCGGTGCGCGCGGGGCGGCTGGGGCAATGACCGACTCATCGCATGGAGCTGTCGGCCTCTACGGCCTGGGCGGCGGCGGTGGGGCGGGCGGTGGCTCTGGCGCTGGATCGCCTGGGGGCAACGGCGTGAGCGGTGGCGGCAATGGCGGCACCGGCGCAACCGCGGCTACAGCGGCGCGCGCAAACAGCGGTGGCGGCGGTGGTGGCGGTGGCTACAACAACGCGAATGCATCGGCTGGCGCGGCTGGCGAAGTCCTGATTTGGTGGTACGTATGAGCAATAACTTTGCACTCATCAAGAGCGGCCGCGTCGAGCAAGTCATCGTTGCAGACGCTGATTTCGTGGATTCGATCCGCGCGCAGTGGGACCACATCGAGCCAGCGCCGGAGACTGTCGGAACCGGCTGGGCCTGGGACGGTCAGGCGTTCGCTGCGCCCCCAGCGCCCGATCCCGGGCCGCAGCCTGCGGCTGTGCGTCACATCAGCGTGGGCGCGTTCTTTGATCGCTTTGGTCCAATGAAGTGGGCGATCCTGCGTGACCCAGACGACAACTGCAGAGCTGTGGTGATGGACGCGAGCGTGCGCAAATATATCGACCTCGACAACCCAGACCTGCCTGCAGGACTTGCAATCTTGCAGGCAGCTGGGCACGCCATCGATCCGACGGCGATCCTTGATGCTTCGATTCAGCCGCATGAACTGCCGTGAGGTGCCTATGCAAGACGACTACGGCAACGCTATCAGCGTCAACACAGCTCGCACCATCAATGCGCGTCTTGATGAGGGCGACGCTCGCATGACGCGCATCGAAGCGGATCTGCGCGCGAACACCGAGGTCACCGAAACAGTGCGTGCGAACACGGCTGAAATGGTGGAATTTTTCGCGGCTGCACAGGGCGCCTTCAAGGTGCTCAACTGGATCGGCAAGGCGGCAAAACCCATCACCTACATCGTGATGCTGGGCACGGCCGGCATCGCGTTCTGGAAGGCTTTGATGGTGGGCGGAGGTGGTCGATGAACGAGGCACTTCGCAATCGGCTCCTGGCCACGGCAGCGGGCTTGGCGGCCACCGCTGCCGGCGGCTATGTCGCCACGCAGGAGCTCGGGCCTAGCCCCGCTGTGACGCTGGCCCGTGAGATCGGGCTGCACTACGAAAGTAGCGGCCGGCACATTGGCACGCCCTACATCGACCGCCTGGGCAAGGGGCAGCCGCTGACCGTCTGCGCGGGCGTCACAGGCCCCGAAGTTGTGGCGGGGCGCTACTACAGTCCCGAGGACTGCGAGCGCCTGGAGCGACCCAAATACCGCGAGGCCGAGCGCTTGGCGCGTCGGGCGCTGCGGCACTGGGACAGCTACAACCTCTGGGTGCAGGCCAGCTTTATAGACATGGCCTACAACGTGCCCTCGGCGCTCGCACCTGACACAACGGTTATGCGGCTGGCGAACGCCGGGCAACTCGATGCTGCATGCCTGCAGATGCCTCGATGGGTCTACGGCACCGTGAACGGTGTGCCCACGCGGCTGCCCGGGCTTGTTGATCGCCGTGATGCGACCCGCGAGCTGTGCGCGCAGTGGGGCAGGGACGGGCATTTCAGCGCAGCCCTGGTCGCGGCAAAGGCGGCGCCATGATCGCCGGTGTCAAGGCCTATGCGTGGCAGGCGCTGGCCCTGTTTCTGGCGGCTCTGCTGGCATGGCAGGCCCTGGCCAAGCTGGGCGCTGAGCGCGATGCGGCTCAGGCCCGCGCCCAACTGGCCGGAGAGCGCGAGGCGTCGGCTACGGCCGCGCGCCAGGCATCTGAGCGATATCGAAATCTGGAGGACAAGCACCGTGACGACCTACGCACCATCGACACCCAGGCCCGGCAAGACTTGGAGCGCTCTGCCGCTGACGCTGATGCTGCCCGCGCTGCTGCTGGCCGGCTGCGCGGCGACCTCGCCAGCTACATCACCGCCCACCGTGCCGCCGCCCAGGCTCGCGCCGCTGCCGGACAGTGCGCGCCAGACACCGCAGCCCTCGATCTGCTCTCCGAGCTGCAGCGCCGCGCTGACGAGCGAGCGGGAGTGCTGGCGCGCATTGCTGACGACGCCCGCCACCGAGGCAGCGCCTGCGAGCGCGCCTACGACGCCGGCAGAGTGATGATCCAAGGGGCACAGTAGGGCTCAATTAGGTGTCGGTCACGCTGCACGCACCGCGCTAATGTGGGATACGTGGCCTGTAGCGAGTCCATTCTTCTATTCTGATTGTTTTCGGATCTTTGCGAGACTAGTCTGTTTTAATGGATTTTTTCAATGCATATTGACGCACGCCTTCTGCAATATGTTTCGGGATAAAAACATATTTCTCAAGCTCATCAATTATTTCGGGATTTAGAAAAAATGGTGTATTTCCTGATTCTGTGTATCGACGTATTTTTACACTTTTTCGACTTGATGGCCCGAAATATAGATTTTGCCATATTAAATGACTTCTAGCAGGATGGTTTTTATTGGAAATGATTTCCTCTAATGTTCCATTGGAAATGCATGTGCCTTTATCTTTATCTTTAAGCGCGTTTTTTATCTGGGAGAGTTTAGTTTCGAGCATGTTTTTCTTCGAGCCGTCTTGTAGGGTAATTTCGTAATCAATAGGTTGGCAATAGCGTCTAATTTCCCATACTGCACAATCTAGACGTAAGATGTCAAATGCATGAGTCTGATACGAAGTTTCATAGTAGCGAAACTCTGCCCCATTGTCTTCTAGGCGTTCTATGAAAGATCTGGTGTGTTCGCTTAATTGAATTGGGAATTTTGCAGCTTCCTCCATTATTTTTATTCCCTTAAGTACTGAGTGCCCCTTTTGTGCCTTTACACGGTTAAGTAGACAAATGCCTTTTACATATTTTTCTAGACAATGTAGAGCAGACCATAAATACGGCTGTATTAATCTTGCTTTATATGCCATGCGCGCTGTGATATAGTCCTTATCTGCGGTTTCACGGAAGGATCGAATGGCGAAACTGTTTAGAAGGGCATCAATAGATCTAGTCATTAAATTCTCCATGTTGCAAACCGATAGGTATAAGCATAAAGCGATTGCCCTGAGACTACCGAATTCATATCGTTTCCAAGAGGCATTCTCGCCGCCGTACCACTTTTGAGGGTGACAATGAAGCTCATTACTGGTTTCAATCACTCATCAAGTGATGGAATTGGCGCGTATTGCAGGAGAATCCTGCCACCGGCGAAGCGCATGCGAGTGGGCCTATGCTATCGGTCAAGCCATGATGCAGGCAGTAGAGTAGGGGTCAAGGGTTACGATGCGCGGATGCTGGCAGCGCTGATCGCGTGTAATCGGCCTTTGGTCAATTATTGGTCTCGGGTCGGCGGGCGTGATAGAAACCGCCGCCCGCCGACAGCGATCGGATCGCCGCAGATTGAAGGGTGGGTATAGAATAATATCCTACATAATCCCATTCGTTTCAAACGAATCTATTCGAAAATCCGCCATGGTGCGTAAATGCCAAGTCACGACATAGGCCTTCAAGGTCGCCGTAAACTGACTTGGCTCCAATATTTAAAGTTACTAAACCGGCGCGCATTTCTGCAATTGCTTTTTTATGGAGAGTTATTTTGTAGCACTTATTGCTAGGGAAAGTATCTGCAGGATTAATGCCTATGGTAAAAACTCCACTTTGGCACTTGATCCTATTGTTTGTAAGATTTGGAGTAAATACGCAGAATCCGTGCTTTTCTGCATCAGGAACCTTGGAGAATACATCGATTTCAGCAAGTTGCGAGCCACGAACCCAAGGCACATCACTATCCGGTGACGAATTGGGTATCATGTAGACGGCGGCATGGTTCTCTGCTATTCCAATGTAATCGCTATCTATAGGTTGTGGTTTTCTTAGATCCAGTAGTTCGGATTTTGATAGTTCTTTGCGTAATTTTCTATGAAATCTAACTCCATCGAGTGCAAAATATAACGCTACTGTCGGAGAAAGTGTCCAGTCTAATAATCGAGTTGGTAAACCGAAATGCTGAGCTAATGTAAGAACTTCCCAGGGTGTGTTATCTTTGAAATCATAATATCCGTGTCTTTCTGTATCGAATATTTGAAATGCCCTCATGGCTGTTGTAAGTTTATCTGGATCATGTTTCAATTTGCATTGCCTGCTTAGTCCAGAGGAAATCAACCACTTATCGTTTGACTGACCTCTGTAAATTGCTCCTGAAAATGAGTTGGTTTTGCTATTTATCTTAACAACGGCATCTAAAAATTCTGAGATGCTTTCTACCATGATCTCTTCAATGAATGTATTATTTTCTGGCATGGTGTGGATAATTTGATCTATCTCATACAATTTTTTCTGTGCGAGCCTGATCGTAATATGAGAGTAGATTTTGGGAGTTTCGAAGTTGGATCAGATCGCAATCATGTATGGTACACAAAAGGTTGACTACGTCCCTTGCATTCGGTGGTCAGTCCTCGAATGCATCTTTCTGTGGCCTCAGTCCATTGCCTGTCGTGCGGGCCGTCGAAGGCCTTGATGCTGCGCTCGTCATCCTACAGTGCGCTGGTCCAGCGCCTCGCCCCAGGTCATGCCATCAGCCATGGCGCTCAGCCAGCAGGCTGATCCAGCTGCACTGCATCTCGGCCGCACCAATGCCAAAAGGTGTTGCGCCTGTGCGAATAGTTCTGCAGCTCAAACGTGATGCGAACTCGACCTGCAAGCAGGGCGTCAATCTCGCTGGTGATGTATTGCGGGTGTCCCCGCCCTGGCGCAGGCAGTAGGCGCTGAGTTACAGGCATCTCTTCGCCGCGCACCTTAGTGATTACGCCGTGATCAATCGGGTTTTGAATAGTGTGCTCTCAGAACGGGGCGGGTGAGCGGTCCACAGAGACAGGGCCGCAGCCGCTGTACACGCGATCGTCACCGGGACCCCAGACGACAAACCAATCACTGTGGATCTGCTCGATGCGATAGTCCTCAGGCAGCCCTGGCAGAACCTGCTGTGTTGGCCAGTCCAGCCATTTCGGGTAGGTGAGCAGCGTCGGAAATTCTTCGTACTTGAGCATGACGAACTCCATCAGTAGTCGAACTCGCAGGACCATTCCTGCGCATGCCATGCGTGGTCGCGGTGCTCCAACCCGCTGAATTTCATCTTGCCCGCGCACGCGTATATCAGTCGGGGCTCGAAGAGCTGGTTCTTGCGGTCGTCTCCGAGGATGCGAAGGACGGGGACGGTCCGCTTCTCGCCAGGCACGGGTGCGTGCAGCAGGTCCAGCTCGCCCCTGACCTCTTGCTGTGGTCCGCGGTGATAGCTGCGCGCGCCGGCTTCCCTAAGGATGGTGACTTTGACTTTCATGACTGTATAAATATACAGTTATACCAAAGCCTTCGGAAAAGTTAGCATCCACTTATGTGCAATCGATATAACACCCCGCGTGAGATCGAAGTTGAGCGCATGTGGCGGGTCGGCCGGCAGGCGCCACTGCCATGGTGGAAGCCGCACGTCACACCACTGGCCCTGGGGCCGTACTTCAAGCCCGCTGGCGAGATTGAGGTAGGGCAGTGGGGCATGATCCCGCGCAGCTCTCCCACGCGCAGGCCGACTACCCGCGACGGGACGCCCATGAGCACGAACAACGCGCGGCGCGAGACGTTGGCCAAGTCCTGGACGTTTGCGCCGGCATGGCGCGCCGGTCAGCGGTGCCTCATCCCCGTGACGTCGTGGGTGGAGCCGTATTGGGGCCTAGGATCGCGCAATGTGTGGTGGTCGTTCCGGCGCGCGGACGGGCAACCAGCGGCTCTGGCCGGCCTGTACAGCGAATGGACGGACCCGGAGACGGGCGAGCTGGTGCCGAACTACACGATGATCACGCAGCCTGCTGACGGGCACCCAGTGCTCTCGCTGATGCACCGGCCGGGAAAAGAAAAGCGCGGGGTCGTGATGCTGGAGCCATGCGACTGGGATGCATGGCTGCATGGCACGCCGGATCAGGCCGACGCACTGATCAAGCTGCCGCCGCTAGGCGTGCTGAGGAGCGGAGCTGAGAAACCAGAGGAGGAGGCGCTGCTACCAGCCGCGCAGCTGGCGGAACTGAAAGCCGAAGGGTAGAGCGCCTGCCCACACTTGGCGATGTTGATTTTTCCCGGGACGGATGTAGGCGCCTCAAAACGCAAAAAAGCCCCCTCGGCTGCCATCACGGCGCCGAGGGGGCTTTGTCTTTTTGCGGGTTCTGGTTAGAAACCGCTGGATTTGGTTAGAAGAAAGGGGTTAGCCCTTTCGAGCTAACCCCTTGATTCATTGGTCGGAGCGGCGGGATTCGAACTCGCGACCCTCTGCTCCCAAAGCAGCGATAGAAGTCAATTAAATCAAACACTTACGTGGATTTTGTCTACACTTGGCCGTTCTATGCGCTGAAATAGATCAACGACTTACAGAAGCGCTGTAGACGGTTTTTTGGGTGCGTTCAGCGGGTTGCTTTTGAGCGAATCGCCTGCTTGTGGCGCACATAGTCCGCCGTCTGGGACTGTGTGGAGTGAGCGCCCATTCGCTGAGCCGCAGTCACGCCGTGAAGCCGATCCACGTCCGTCAGCGCCTTGGCCCGCAAGTCGTGAATGTGAGCATCCTTCACGCCGGCCCGGGTCAGCGCGCGGCGCCACGCAGACTTGAGTGCCTCGTAGCTGTATGCACCGCCGTCAGGCCCGGTGAACACATAGTTCAGGCCCACATTCTTTTCTGCCCTGATCCGCGCAACCAGCTCGCGCAGCCTGGGAGTCCACTCGATCAGCACCTGGGCGCCCGTGCTGTCCTCGACCTTGGACGGCCTGAACAGCACACCATCTCGCCCGACATTGGCCCATGGCAAGGCCAGTACGTCCCCGATGCGTTGGCCAGTCAGGTAGGCCATATCCAGGATGGCGCAGATCATCCGCCCTGCCGGGTTGGTCTGTTTCGCGCGCTGGCCGCCACTGCGCAGCGCCGCCACCTTCACTCGCCGCAGCTCGCTATCAGTGATGTAGCGATTGCGCGCCTTCACGCTCGCAGTCCGGATCGCGTCCACCGGATTCGCGCCAGACTCTCTATACCCCTTTTCCTCTGAAAAACGCATAAGCTCGCGCAGCATTGAACGATATGCGTTATATGTCCTTGGCATCTTCGCGAACGCCTTCAGGAACTCAACCGCATCCGGCGTTCGCACATCCTCAGCCCGGAATTCGGCGAAGGCCTGGGAAATCGTCCGCACCTGGTAGATGTCATTCGCCTGGGTCTTCTTCGCATGCTTCGTGCTGACCTCCTGAAGCCACTGGCTGCAGATCGCCTGCATGCGGTCATCCACTGCGCCGCGCATCTCAGCATCTGCCAGAGCGCGATACAGGGAGGGCAGGCCATCGGCTATTGCCGACAGCCTTATCCAGGACCGCTGCTTATTGACCTGGCGCACCAGGTAGTAGGCGCCATGCTTGGCATGCACGCCCTTCGGAAGGTGGCTTTTCTTCTTCATGCGACTTGTCGGAGCTTGGGAATGCGGACCTGAGGCCTGTCTGTCTTGATGGCGCTGCCTGCGCACACGGCGGTGTAATGGGTGCGCTCCAGCAGCACATTGCCAGCACGGCCAATGCGCGCCCTGAAAAATCCCTGCTGGCGCAGGATGGCAAGCTGCTTAGACGGCCACTGGTAGCCAGTCAACTCCTCAATTTCTTCTCGCGTGAGAGTGAGGCTCATGTTGTTTCACTCCTAATTTTTTCTGCTGCTGCACGCGCGGGTCGCGCTCATGCTGATATGCGCCCCACAGCGCCAGGCCATCGGCGCAACGCGGCTGAGACCGCGTGACGCCAGCCGCGATGCACTGCGGGCACGCGAAGTGGTGGGCCTGATACGCGCGGTCGGCGGCTTCCCAGGCGCTGGCGCTGGGCGGCTCAGGCATAAAAAATCCCGCTCTCGGCGGGTTCCCTGTAGTGCTTCTCTTCGTCTCGCAATTTGCGCGCTTGGCGTACGTCTTTCTTGCTCATCACGATCCTCCGGTGATGCCGTGCGCTGGAGGCGATGGCATGTGCATCCAGTGTGTGACGCGGGATTCATCAGGCTCATCGCCTGTTTGCTCCCAGCACCATGTTTTCTGCGCGTGCAGCCATTCGCCAGTTGTGACCCACTTGCCATCAATGACGACGAGCACATCCAGAGATGCCTCGGGTCGGCGCTCATCTGCATTTATCCAATCGCTCAGCGGCAGCGGCTTGCGCGCCTCCAGCTCATCGATGAGGTCGGCCATCCGCTGGATCTGTGCGCCACGGAGCGCGTAGTCCCCGCGCAGGCGCTCGTTCTCGGCCTGCAGGCGGCGCAGCTCGGCCGCAGCGGGCTGAAGCCATGCCGCGTGGCCGCAGAAGCCTTCCTCAAGGCCTCGGGCCAGGCGCTCCACGTCGGAGGGTGTTTGTGCTGTGGTCACGGGGTCTGTCCTTTCTCGTGCGGGCACATGCCGATGCGCTTGCGGAATTGCTCAATGGGCTCGTGGTACAGCTTGTGCCAATCGGACGCTGTGATCTTCTCGTAGCGGTCCGTGATCTCCTTGCCGACAGGATCGACCGACAGCCATCGCCAGTCCTGCAAGACCATCGTGCGGATGAACTCCAGATGCCGTTTCTTCCAGTACCTGCGCTGGCGCCAGGCCTTGAGTCGCGCGATGAGGCTTTTCACGATGCAGGTCCTTTCTGCTGCGCCTGGGCGCGCAACGGCGATTTGCGCTCGTAGAGCACGGCATGGCGATAGGCTGCGTACTCGGCAGTCTTGCCTTCCGCGTCGTCCGGTGAGGCGAACCAGCGTTCTGGCTTCAGCCACTGCTCCACATTGATCGGCTCGTAGTTGCCGTCGCGCCAACCGTTGTAGCCGGCGAGCACCACGCCGCTGGTGATGTCGCCGTTCTTGAGCCGCACGGCCTGCCAGCGCCAAATGCTGCCGGCCTGCTGCTCGTCCATCAGCGTGAGCTGCTGGCGCAACTCCTGGCACTCGGCCAGTGCGTTTTTCAAATCCTGCAGATGGATCGTTTCGGCATCCACTGCGGGCGCAGCAGGTGCCTGGGGCGCTGCCCCTGTGCCATGCGTCAGATAGCCCTCGGGGTCTTCGCCGGAGCCGCTGCAGCGTGTGCAGTTGGGTGCCTGGGCGCGCTGTGCTTGCTGGCGGGCCTTGAGCGCGGCCTTGTAGCTGGCCTTGGCCTCTTTCTTTGTGCTGGCCCACTGGCCCTGCACGTCGCGGTAGCTGTCCCAGTCGCCGTCCCAGACCGTGCGGTACATGCGGTATTCCAGGGTTCCGTCGATGACGTAGCCGCGTTTCTCGAACTTCGGCAGCCGGCTTCCGCACAACCACTCGCGGAATGTGCAGCCGGTATCCGCATCCAGCCACTGGCGGTACTGCGTCTGCTTCTGGGGTGGCGGTGGCTCGGGCAACCGCTCCAGCGCCAGGGCGGCGCCGGCCGTGGTGGTCACGAACACGATGTCGCGCGCTTCGCAGAATGCCGGCGTGCGCACGCGTGCCATGAGGCCCTGGCGCTCCAGCTCTTCGAGGTCGGGCATGTCGTGGTGGCCACGCCCGGCGACGAAGTGATTGCGGTAGGACCGGCGCTGGTGCTCGCTGAGGCCCAGCGTGTGCTGCAGCAGGCGGACCTGCTGGGGTGTTGCTTGCATGTCAGTTCTCCTTGCGCGGTGGCATGTGCACGCTGACGGTGAGGCCAGGTTCGTCCGTCAGGTCGCGCAGCAGGGCTTCGGTCAGTAGGACGAGGCGGGGCAGGGCCTGCTCGGTGGGCCGGCGCACGATTTCCTGGGCGGTGGACAGGTACTCGCGGCGCAGGGCCATGGGGTGGGTGGGGATCGCGTCAGCCATGGCCGTGCTCCCCCTTGGCTGCTGCCTGGGCCTGCTCAAGTTCGCAGGTCACGACATCAATCAGTTCCTGGCCCGTCACGAGCATGGCCTCGGGCCAGTCCTCGGGGCTGTTGCGGTCGGGCAGCTCAGCCACGCGCTGGCACACTGCCGCCGCGATGGCGCGCACGTTCAGGACCGGCCCTGCAACAGCGGCAGGAGCTGCCCCGGCGTAGAGCGGCGTGCCGTACTCGAATCCGCTGATGTCGCGCAGAGGCTTGATCGCGCGCTCGCCGAACTGAGCGTCGTCGTGGCTTGCTGAGCAGATCTCGGCAACGGGCTGGGCCGGCTCCTCGATCTGGGCCAGGCACCGACCCTGCATCGCGGCCAGGTGGTCCTCATGGCGCACATACGGGCCGCTGGAGTGGGGATTCATGATGGTGCCGTGGATGGCAAAGCGTTGGATTGCTGTCATGAGGCTTCCTTGTTGAGCAGCCGACAATGCGCGGCAGTGGTTTGGATGACGTGGCCTGCGCGCTGCAGCAGCTGCTGGCACGCGGCCTGGGGTGGGGTCGGGGTCATGGGGTGCGGAAAAAGCAAACCCGCCGAAGCGGGCGGGTCAGCGGTCGGGCATCACGCAGCGGATGAAGGTTTCCGCTTGGACCGCGTTGATCGCGTTGCCGTAGGCGCGCAGGCGTCCCACTCGGGAGGGAGCCCCATCAACCAGCGGCTGAGAGCCGGGTTCAACTGGCCGCCACTTGCCATCCCTGCACAGGAGCCAGTCAGCAGTCGCCCATCGGCCGTTAGTCGGGCCGGGCCCGGCGCCAGGTGGAATGCCTGGTCGGCCAGGCTGATCTGCGGGTCTGTCGGCTTTCGATTGCCCAGCACTGGCGGCCGGGCCTTGGCCTGTGTCATCGTGCTGTCCGGGGTGTTCCAGCCGGCCAGGTTCGCCGCATGGTTCAGCGTGATGTTGGGCGTGGTGGCGTCGATCGAGGGGCAGCGCAGTGCGTCCGTGCTGGTTGGCGTCGGCCATCCTGCGAGCCGAGCCACCTCGTTCAGCGGTCGCGCGTTGTGGGTCAGGTCGTTTCCGGCTGCGTTCGCACCCTTCCAGTCCCTCGCCTGAGGAGTTGGCCAGCCCGTCAAGCACGCTGCAGCAGCCAGATCCGGTCCATGGCTGCGCATCGCCTCCATCAGTCCGCCCTCGAAGGTGCGCACGCCCTTTTCGGCCAGTGCTGCCGTGGGCGTGGGCCACCCAGTAGAGCCTGTCCCGGATGTGCGGAGCACCGACGCCCGAAGACGGGAACGGGACCGCTGCGACCCCGTATTCCAAGCCTTCCAGGTCATCTTGTACAAGGTCGATCCAAGGGTCTGCGTCGCGGCTCGCAACCTGCTCTCCAAGGACCGTTGGAGGTCGGCACTCTTGGATGAGCCAGTGGAAGTGCGGCCAAAGGTGCCGCTCGTCATCAAACCCAGCTCCCGCGCCTGCCGCGGAGAAAGGTTGGCACGGGCAGGAACCAGTCCAAACAGGTCGGTCATCGGGCCAGCCGGCGCGGCGCAGGGCCAGGCTCCAGACCCCGATTCCGGCGAAAAAATGGCACTGCTCGAATCCGCGCAGGTCGGAGGGGTGAACATCTTCAATGCTCCTTTCGTCCACCACCCCAGGTGCGATGTGCCCGGCAGCGATGAGGTTGCGCAGCCACTGGGCCGCATACGGGTCGATCTCGTTGTAGTAGGCGGGCATGGCTGATTTGGGCCAAAAAAAAGCCCTCGCGGCATACCGGGAGGGCTTCGGGAAGGGCGCCGTATTCACCAGTGGACAATGGCTACGGCAGGGGCATGAATCGCAGCCCCTCTTTCGCAAATGAAGGGAGTTGCTATGGCTGTAAACGATTGCGATCTCTGTGAAGCAGTTCAACTGGCTCCTGCCAAAGACTGGTCTCACCACTTGGAGCAAGAAGCGGGAACAGACCGGAACATGATCAGCACCCATATTCGGTTCTGGAACTGCCCGCGCTGCTTACAGAGGTGGAAGAGCGTCACTCAAAAAAGTGACGAAGCGACGGAATGGTCTATCAGCAGGTGAGTCAGTGCCCGCAAGGCAGGCCTTCGCCTGGCTTTGGCGGGGATTCGACGGGAGCGCCGCAGCTGGCGCAGCGCTCCGGGTCCTGCTGCTCCCACCAGATGTCGCGAGCCTTCTTGCTGGCGCTGATGGCCGCTGGCAGGTCGCGTTCTGCGCGATGCGCGGCAATGTCGTGTGTCTTGCTTGTCATGTGGTGATCTGCTGCTTGACTGCGGCAATGGCGTTGTCGATGGCAGTTCGCGTCGATTGGCCGCGAGATATTTGGTGATCGCTGCGGCCAGGGAGCGAAACGTAGAAATCGCCTTGCTCGATGTCCTTGAGGACGATGGCCTGCTGTGCAATCACCCAGTCCAAGCGGGTCCGCTCCTGCTGGAGTTCGCTGGCGCTGGTCTTGACTGATGTGGACGGAGTGACGCGCGCTTTGCCCTGGGCCTTAGCCGTCTGCAACTGCTCGCCCAGCACCTCGCCAGCCTTTTCTCCGTGCTTGCGCGCGGCCTTGGCTGCCAAGGTCGCGGAGACCTCGCCAGCGCTGACCATCTGCCGCACATCGCTGCCCGCATCGCCAAGGGCCAGCAGCTGCAGCACATGCTCAGCGGTCTTGCCGACCTTCTTGCCGATCTGCGCGGGCGTCCAGCCGAAGGCGCGAAGGCGCTTGTAGCCCTCGGCTATCTCGACAGCAGTCAGTGGCTTGTTGGAAGCGCTGGTGATGATGCGGGCGATACGGTCCTCTTCGTTGCCCTCGAAGAGCACGACATGGATCCAGGCCTCGCCATCCTTTTGACTGCGCAGCGGGGCGCCACGTTCTAGGGCGCGGCCGATGGCCGCATGCCGGCGATGGCCGTCCACGATCCACATGCCGCCCTCATCGCGCGGCCGGACTTCCAGGGGCGGATACTTCCCGGCATCAATGATGTGAAGGGTCAGGGCCTCGATACTCGCTTCGAGCTCGTCGTCTTGCTGGCGCAGATTGAAGCCTGGCTCGACGTGCAGGCTTTCATAGCGGACCTGCACGCCGTCGGCGCGTTTGACTTCACCAGTCTCGCGCATCTTGCGGATGGAGTTGGTCATGATTTGTTGATGTAGAGGTGTTGCTGGACAGCCAGCGGGATTACTGCGGCGATGTCGCTGAGCAGGTCGCGTGTGCGAGCTGCATCGCGGCTGCTGCTGTACGGCGCGCTGAAGCCGAGAGCCTCGGCCAGCTTTGCCGGTCCGATACGGGCCAGGGCGCCGAGGGGGTCTACTTCGGGCAGTGAGGTGGACCAGGTCCGTGAAGCCGAGTGCACGATGAGCATGGGCGCGCCGCCCACGCGGGAAGTGCCGGGCTCAACGACCAGGTAGATGTCTCCGATGTCTGCGATCTCGGTGACGCGCAGGGACAGCAGGGGAGGGGTGTCGGTGGCCTTCATGGTGAGCCTCAGAACGGGATCGTTTCGGAGTCGTCATCTGCTGGCGCGGCTTTCGGCCCAGTGACGACGATGGGTCCGCGACCAGCCAGCACGCCCAGGTTGATGACCACCTTGCCGCGCTTGCGGAGTGCATCTCCGACTGCCGCCGCGAACTCATCGGTGCCCGCCTGCAACGAAGCCGGCAGATCCTGTCCCAGGCCCGTGCGCCCTTCCCCACCCAGCGCCTCGATCAGATCGGGGATGAGTTTGGACAGCTCGCCCGTGGCAATCGCCACATCGGCATCGAAGCCGCCGTCGTCCTGCGACTGGCCTTCCATCACGGCATCGAGCATGGCTACCTTGCGCAGCTGCAGGCCTTCGGTCAGCACGAAGCTCACCCGGTCGTCCCAAGTCATGGCCACGCGGGTTGGGAGCTTGCCGTGCTGGATGTGCTGCTTGACTTCCTCGATATCCAGCGGGTGCCGGCCGTACCGGACAACCGATTTGGACTCGTCGCAGGACTTCAGCTCGCATTCGCGATCCACACTGAAGCCAGCCGGCGCCTCCTGCGAGTTCAGCCAGTGCGCCATGGCAGCCTGAGGGCTTGTCTGGGTGTCCAGGAGCGCGAGCGCGAATCCCGGCAGTCCCTCGACCAGCGAGCTGATCACCTCGTCGGCGCGCGCCTGGCTGCCCGTGTCCAGCACCAGGGTGCGGGCCTGCGGGTCCAGCCAGACCCACATGGAGCCCTGCTTGGTGAAGGCCATGGGCAGCAGGTCCAGCTTGGCCTCGTCCTTGAGTTCCTTCTTTTCCTTCTTGCCCGGCTTGCGGCCTTCGGTGGCCTCGATGTGGGCAGCCTTTTCGTTGACGCGGCGGTTGAGCACGCTGGCCGGCAGCATCTTGGCCTCGGTCATGAAGCGGCAGATCCATTGCCCGCCAATGTTTTCCGCGAGGGCACCGTGCTCTTCGCCGCGCGGCGGCACCCAGCCGGCCGAACGCTCCTGTGTCGGTCCGCACTCGGCGAACGGGGACTTTGCCAGCGCTGCTCCGATGGCCTGGAAGTCGGGCACCCAGGAGGAGGCAATGCGATAGATGGTGAGGTTGTTGAACATGGTCAGATGGGGTAGAGGTTGTTTGCAGCCGTAGCCGCAGCGATGGCGCCTGCGCAGACGGCGGACGAGATGAAGACATGGAGCAGCGCGCGCATCACGGCCGCTCCCGAAGACAGGTGACCACAGGGCCTTCCCATTGCGCGTGCATCCCGGGACACGCCCAGGCCGAGGCCGCTGCGCGCTTAAGGTCCGCCGCGCTGGCGCTGGGCTCCTGGGCCGCGTCTGCGGCACTGCAGGCGCTGCACGACAGGACAACCAAGGCCAGAAGCACAGCGGCGAGCCAGCGGCCAGGGACGCGCTCCTGCTCAGCAAGCGGCCCCGGGCATTCGCGCAGGTAGCGCGCATCCGGGTCATCGCAGAAGGGTTCAGAAGGAGTAACGCGAATCATCGACAGCTCCTTTCGTGACCTCGGCCAGCTCCAGGGCCAGCCAGCCCGAGCGGGCGGCCAAGTCCTTGCACTGCATTGCAGCGGTCATAACCTCGTAGGGCTTGGAGCGCACCGGCTTTTTCTTCGCCTTTGCGAGCCAGGCGCCCTGGTCGAAGTCCGCAATCGGTTTGCCGCGCTTTTCCGCGTCGCGCGCCTTCTTGATGTGCTCCTGCTGGGCCTTTTCCAGGCTGCCAGGCGGGATGCCCATGACCCTCCAGCCCTTGTGATACGCGTCGGGCTGGGCGCGGGCTTTCTTCTTGACTTCGATGGGGGGGGGCGACGCTCACGGGCCGCCCGTGGATGTTCACGTAGCTCAGCATGCGGATCTCCTGGGGATGTGGCCCGTGGGCCTGGGCATGAAAAAACCGCCTCAGTGGGCGGCTTCTGGTGTTGGGCTTTCGACGGTAGTCCGGTCGTACAGGCGGATGCCCCAGGCCAAGGCGTAACAGCACCAGATAAAGCTGTGGGTGTAGTCGTCCAGGCGGTTTTCCCAGAAGTCCTCGAATCTGAACTTGCGGCCGCCGACTTCAGCTTCGAACTCGCTGGCCATTCGGATCGCGTCTGCCACTGTTTCGGGCCTCTCTGCGAAGAAGCCCTTGTCCAGAAGCGACTCCTCCAGGGCCTCGCGAAGCTCGCGGCGCTCTGTAGCGTTGGAGCAGTCGTTGCGCCACCAACAAACCAGTTTCTCTTTGAGGACTCGCTCGTATCGTTGCTCGCTGAACTCCATCACCGTGGCTTGGCGACGGTTCCCATCGACGGCCTGCAATTTTTCCGACCAGTAGCCCAGGTTGATGTACAGCTTGGAGTCATCTCCGTTTCGGCGGTCAGTGCGGAAAAACTCGAACATATCCTCCAGGCGAGAGAACACAAAAGTCCCCATGTCTCCTGTGTAGCAAAGGGTGCCGGGCCAAGTGATCAGGTCGAAGTGCATGCACATCGAGCCGGGTGCTCGGAATCGAATATGGCGGTACAGGCCATCGTCGCGAAGCACTTGCATGACGTGGCCCGCCACGTCTTTTTCAAACTGCTGCTGGGTCAGGTTCATGGCTGCTCCAAGTGGTGTCATAGGTAGTGGAAAGGACCGGAGCCGCGCGCGGCGGCTTGCCAGGGAGAGATGGCGTGGTGGTGAAGGCCCTGGCCCGGCTGAAAAAAGCGGGGGCGATGGTGCAAGCGGGAGCGACATATCGCCTCGGCCGGGTCGCCTTGCACAGCTGACCGGCTCCATGACTTCATCCCGTGCTTGAAATCACGGTTAGCCCCCTTCGGGGTGTGTTGGTTGATGGCTGCCGTGTTCGCCCCGGCTTTCCCTCTGCGTGTAAGCGTCAGACTTTCACTGTTTGCAGGTGGGCAAGTACCTGTCACGATTCGCCATCACGGCGGGGGACTGGGCCACCTAGGCCTAGCGCGCGGAGGCGCATCGGAGTAGTTCACGGAGTCGAACCGTGTCCAATCCCCCTGCGTGATGGTCCTGGCCTTTCATGTCGCCAGGGCGGACAGTCCAAAATCAACTCTTAGCTTTGTGGTGCAGGTGCGGTTACATGGCAGCCTCCATGGGTGATCCCTGAGCGTTCTGGCGGCTCAGGTTTCGCCGTGGGTGAAAAGAGTCGCTGGTGTGCACCAAACCTTTCGCAGATCCGACCCCGCCAGGGGGTGCACGCGACTTCAAACCGAGGGGCTCTGCTGGCGCTGAACACCTTGGTTTGCCCCGATGACGCTCGGGGCGGCGCCGCGACTGCGGACGTATGTTCAATGGCTTCACTGATTGCGTTGAGGGGTCGCCACTCCCAAGTACCCAGTGCGCTCGCGGCGCTTTCTTTGCCCTGGTAACTCGCCTGTCGGCAACATTCCGCGAGACTGCGCGGCCAGGTAGTGGCCGGGTCTGCCGGCCTATCAATCTCGCATGTGTTCTCCTTTGCGGCGTGCCGCATGTACGTTTGTTGCCCTGTCTTGCTCGTCTTGGCGCCAGGGGTGGCCTCATCTCTTTTTGCCCGTCTACCGCGCTTTGGCGGACTGTGGCCTGGCGGGACTGCCAGAGCAGAGCAGCGGCCCGAGCCCGCTGGTGCATGTGCCGGACGAATGCTCCGCAGGTGGAGCAAGCAACATCGGCTGCAGCTTGTTAGAGATCCGGTAGAGCGCGGCCCGATCACCTCACCCGGCGCAACCTGTTTGTGTCGCGCTGGGTTGAATTATCAGTCGGACTTATAAAATAAGTCAACAGTCAGGCTAATTTTTCTGCATGTAACTTAATTTGATAGCACGCCTACGGCATCCGCATTGGGCTTCTGACAACGCAACTGTGCGTTGCGCAACGGGGCGTTGCGTTGCGCGCCGTTGCGGGCAAATTGCTGTTGCACCGGCTCGGGGTCTGTGCAACACTGTATAAAACAACAGGTATTCTTATGAACCACGATTCAAAGAAGCTGTTCGGCCAACGACTGAAGGCAGCCCGCACGAAGGTGACGCTGTCACAGGATGATTTGGCTGAAGCGCTGCAGGTTACGCGCCAGACCATCTCCAAATGGGAGCGGGGCGAGAGCTCGCCCACGGCGCAGCAGCTGGCTGGTTTGGCGGCGATGTGCTGTGCCTGTGCGCACACATTGCTTTTCGGTGAGCCCTATCGGCAGCTTGCGATAGGGGAGTTGATACAAGCCCGCGGTGTAGAGGCGGTCAAGGAGGATCGGACAAATGGATGCAACGCAGCTGATCGAGATGATCAAGGAGCACAACGGGCCGCTCCCCAAGCCCCGTTTCGTGATCGACGTGTATGCGGAGGTGGTGGCGAAGCTATCCCCAAAGCTGACGCCGGAGGAGATCGAAGACCTGGTGGCGCTGGGCGCATTGGTCAGGCGGCGATCTACTCAGCTGGTTCCCGTACTCCACTGGGATGACATCCCGCAGGTTCTCGGGCCAGGCCGGGCGGTTGTTTAGTGATCCACGGGCTCGGCGACCCTGCGCGAGCGCTTGACAGGCGCCTGCTTCGGCGCCGGCGGCGCGCGGAGTGTTCTGGTCGCCGATTCCTGCCGTAGCTGACCAGCGAAAGCCGCGAGTTGATCCCGGGCTGATTCTGGGAGCTCGCGGAATGTCAGTACAAGCTGCGCCTCCGCTCGGGACAGCTCTGTGATGTCCATGCGCGGAGGCGAATCACTCGACGCCATCGGAATTGCCGCCTCTCCGATTTCGCTGGCCAAGCTGGCCACAGTGCTGCTGAATTCGCTGATCTGGCAGCCGAGCACCTTGCTGAACTTCGCGGCGGCGGCTGGGTTCAGGGGGATGGCCCCGTTCAGGTACTGGCTGACGGCGCTTTGCGTGATGCCCACCAAGTCGCTGAACGCATCCTGAGATGCGGGCTCGCCCCGTGCTTTGCGCCCCGTCTTCCATGAGAGAAAGAGTTTCTTCAGGCGAGCGGCGTCTTCTTTTTGTTCGAGGGTCAGGGGCAAAGCGGGCATTCACTGAGGGTATTAGTGGGGCTCATGAATTCAAAACAGTCGGACTGTTGAATTAGTTAGCAGTCCGACTTATGATGTTGGGCATGAAGAACCTCAAGCCCATTCGCAAGCGTCTTGGCCTCACCCAGCAGGCGCTCGGCCAAGTCATCGGCTGCACCCAGGGGAACATTGGCTACTACGAGCACGGGCAGATGATGCCCACCCCCCGTGCTCGGCGGCTTATCGAATACGCAGGCGGGCTAGGTCTGGTGCTGACGTTCGACCACCTGTACGGCGACGCCCCCCTGCCAGAACCGATTTCTGGCACCGCCCCCGTGGGCGAGCAGGTTGGCGTCGTCAGCGAAATGAGCAGTTAGCGCGGCGGCTCCACGATGTTCGCCACTTCGAGCAACGCATCCAGCGCCTGCGGGACAAATCCCGAAATCGGGTGTTCCGCATCCCATTGGAAGCGGTTGAACGGTCGCCCATTGCGCGCTGAGACCGACTGTTCGCCGAGCGCCTCCGTTTCGCGAAGCTCGATTGCGATTTTTCGCACCTCTGCCGCAAGCATGAGCCTTTGCCAATTTTCCATGTCCGCCCTCCTTGGCGCTGGTTGTGTAGGAGCTTCCAGCATAGCCCAGGGTGTGGCGGGCACCTCTCTCACTCGTTGTTTTGGTTTTCATGCAGCGAGTTTCGTTTCCAGCGGCACAGCCCGCAACGTCCACTTACACCTTGGAGCAGACAAATGATGTGGCTCGACGCACTGCGTACGGCAGTGAACCAATACCCAGGCGGCCGCACAGCGATTGCCGCACGTCTCAACAAGTCCGATGAGGTCCTGCGCAAGGAGCTGGCTGGCACGTCCAGCACGCACAAGCTGGGCCTGTCGGACAGTCAGCAGATCGCCGAGATGCTGGCAGAGCAGGGCGTGGACTGCTCGGGCTTTCGCGTCGCTGTGGACGCGGCCTGCATGGGGGTGGACCAGTTCCGCGCTGCCTGCCTGCACATGCTGGCCGCAGACGGCTCCCGCGAGATTGCGGACGTGGTGACCGAGATCGCCTCGTCGCTGGCCGACCTGCACATGTCGGACAACGATCTTCGCCGCTGCTCGAAAGAGATCTTCGACGTGATCGGCAAGATGACCCTGCTGCTGGCCGCCGTGAATGCGCGTCACGCGGCGGACAACGCAAGGAGCCAGGCATGAGCTGGGCCGCCGTTGCATGGGCAGTCCGCCAGCGGCTGCCCAGTACCCAAAAGCTGGTGCTCATCATGCTGGCTGAGCGCCACAACAGCGATTCAGGCCGGTGCGATCCGAGCCATGAGCGCCTGGCTGATGACTGCGGCCTCACGCGCCGTTCCGTCATGGACCAGATCAAGAAGTTGGAAGACGCCGGCTACATCCGCCCCATGAGCCGCGCGAAGGGCAATCTCAAGCTGTCCAACCACTACGTTTTGAACTTTGGTTTTGGCGTCCCCGAGAAGGTCAAGCCGCTACCTGATGACCCATTTTTGGTAGTGAACGACGTTCACCATGGTAGTGAAGCAGGTTCACCAGGGGTAGTGAACCACGTTCCAAAGGTAGTGAACGACGTTCACCAGGGTAGTGAACCACGTTCACATAAACCAGTAACTGAACCTGTAAAGGAACCAGTAAAGAAAGAAAAGACAGCGCGCGTGACCGCGCCTGCCGTCCCCCGACCTGATGACGTGACACCGCAGACCTGGGCTGATTGGCTGGATCTGCGCAAGACCAAGCGCGCTCCGGTGAGTATGACCGTCCTGAACGCTGCCGTTGTCGAGGCGGCCAAGGCTAAGCTGGCGCTGGAAGACTTCCTGCAGATCTGGTGCCTGCGCGGTAGCCAGGGTCTGCAGGCCGACTGGCTCAAGCCGTCCGACTTGGCTGGCCGGGCCGTGATTTCCAAGACCCCGCCCCCGGACAACTTCGGCGGTGTGAACTACGGCCAAGCGAGGAAGATCTGATGGACCTCCTTGCATCCCGCATTCACCGCCCCCCGCTGACGCGCGAGAGCACATGCTCCACCCATGGGCTGTACCTGGCCCGCTGCCACCTGGGGGATATCTGGACGAAATGCAACCTGTGCGCCGAAGAGGCTAAGGTCAAGGAAGAGGCCCAGGCCCAGGATGAGCAAAAGCGTCGCGCCCGCGAGGAGTGGGAGAAGCGCCTGGGCACATCCGCCATCCCCGAGCGCTTCCAGGGTTGCCGGCTGCGTACCTACATCGCGGAAACGCCTGAGCAGCAGGCCGCCCTGAGGTTCGCCAAGGATTACGCCGACAGCTTCGCCAGCGTGCAGCGCAAGGGTCGGGGCGCGATCTTCGTGGGCAACGTTGGCACGGGCAAGACGCACCTGGCCATCGGCATCGGACTGCAGGTCATGCACACGCATGGCGCCTCGGTGCTGTTCACGACCGTGGCCCGCGCCGTCCGCCGCATCAAAGACACCTGGGCCAAGCGTGGTGGCGAGACTGAGGGCGAAGCCATCGCATCGATGGTGTTCCCGGATCTGCTGATCCTGGACGAGGTGGGCGTGCAGTTCGGCAGCGACTTCGAGAAGAACCTGCTGTTCGACGTGCTCAACGAGCGCTACGAGAAGCGCAAGCCCACGCTGTTCCTGTCGAACCTGCCCATTGGCGACGTGGCCGCATTCCTGGGTGAGCGTGTCATGGACCGCCTGCGCGAAGACGGCGGCGACGTGCTGCCCTTCCAGTGGGATAGCTATCGCGGGAGGGCTGCAGCATGAGGACGCTCGAAGAGATCAAAGGCCGCTGCTTCATCGATGAGGACGGCCACTGGCTGTGGCGCGGTGCCAAGCGAGGCAATGGCGTCCCCTACATCTACGCGCCGAACCATGCGCAGGGCGGGAAGATGTCCACGCAGTGCGGCTACCGAGCCGTCTACCACTGCCAGCACGGCAAGGCCGTCCCCGAGGGGTATCGCGTCTTCAACACCTGCGGCAATCCCGCCTGCCTGAATCCCGACCACATCCGCAGCGCAAGCGACGCCGCATTCGGCCGTCACGTTCGCAGCAAGGGCGTGTTCAAGGGTCAGGTGCGCCGGATCATCGCCAACCGCGCAATCGCCCTGGCCCGAACGAAGGTGACGCCCGAGATGGTGAGCCAGATCTTGGCCAGCACCGACAGCTGCGCGAAGACGGGTGCCGCATTCGGCGTGAGCGGATTCCTTGTCTGGCGCATCCGCAATGGCAAGCACCCTGTCAAGCCGGCTGGCGCTGGCGGCCTATCCACCATGGTTTCAGCACTCACAAGGAAGACAGCATGAGCGCGCTCGACACGCAGGCAGGCGGCGACCACTACAAGGGCTGCTCCATCCAGCCGATCCAGTACATCCACGCGAACGACCTCGATTTCTTCCAGGGGAACATCGTGAAGTACGCGACACGGCACAAGTCCAAGGGCGGCGCCCAGGACCTGCAGAAGGTTATCCACTACGCGCAGCTGGCGCTGGAACTGCAGTACGGGGTCAAGCCCGCCGACGAGTTGGGTGACATGGTGCAGGCCGGCAAGGGAGAGCGCGCATCGTGAAGATCGAACTCCCCTGGCCTCCGAAGGAGCTGAGCCCGAACGCACGCCTGCACTGGGCGAGCCTGGCCAAGGCCAAGAAGAACTACCGCCACGCCTGTGCATACGCCGCTGTGCAGCAGGGCGTGCGCCGCGTCCAATCTCAGCAGCTTCACCTGTCCCTGACGTTCCACGCGCCGACCCGCCGCGCCTACGACCTGGACAACGCCCTGGCGCGCATGAAGGCAGGCCTGGACGGTCTGGCTGACGTGCTCGGCGTGGATGACAAGCACTGGAGCCTGAGCATCAACCGAGGCGATAGAGGCTGGCGGGCGCGTGATCGTGGAGGTGTCCACATGCTGAACAAGCTCAACGACCGCGAGCGCGAGCACCTGGCCGCAGTGAAGGAGCTGCCGTGCAGCGTGTGCGATGCCCCGGGGCCGAGCGAGGCGCACCACGTCAAGCAGAACCGGCAGTACGTGTGCATTGCGCTGTGCGAGAGCTGCCATCGAGGATCGCTGCTGGGCCTGCACGGCCAGCGCCGCTCCTGGGCAATCCGAAAGATGGACGAAATGGACGCGCTGAACGTGACCGTGCAGCGCCTGCTTGGAAACTGAGGAGATCACGATGAGCGAAGCACCAACGACGCAAGAGCGGTACGCGGCCGCCACCCACTCCATGTCACTGCGCGTGGACGCGCGCACCACCGGTGATGCGGACTACCTCATGGCCGTTGCCTGGGCGCCTCAGCAGTTCGGTGCCGCGCTGATGCGCCTGCAGGCTGAATTTGATGGCGCTGGCCGCCGGCTGCCGAAGAAGCCCTCGCGCAGCGATGTGTTCCATGCCGCCCGCGTCTCGATTGGCAAGGGCATCACCAAGGTAACCGCCAGCAGCACGAAGGCTGCCAAGGACAGGCTGCAGGCCAGCTACGACAGCGAAATGCTCCTGCTTGTCCAGCCGCTCAAGTCGCTCCGCAGCGTGCGCCGCCATCTGGCCATCAAGCTGCTGCTGGACGGCATGCCCGACAAGGCGGTCGATCAGATCATCCTGCAATGGCTCTCCCCGAAGTGCCCGCTGTGCTGCGGCCGTGGGCTGATGCTCAAGCGCTGGAGCGATACAGAGCTGTCGGATGACAAGTGCATGGCCTGCGCTGGATCAGGTGTGCTGCCCGCTCCAGAGGGTGCGGTAGGCGCGAAGGCGATGCGCTACATGGACAGCTGCATGCAGGACGCTGGCGGCCGGATCGGCGCAAAAACACGCTCGACCCATTGACCGCCTGAAATCTGTTGTTAGAATTGCGACTGCCGGTTCGCATGAGAAAGTCTGCATGCCGGCGTTACCGTCCAGCACTCCGATGACTGCCCGTAGCGGCTTCGGTGAGCAAGAGATGGAAAGACACGTCCAAAGCCCGCGCGGTTCACGCCCTGCGGGCTTTTTCGTTGGCTCCCCGATCCAGCCGGGGCCGTCCCTGAGTGGCGTGATGGGGCGGGCACTCCTCCGTGAGCTGTCGCGGAGCTGGAATACAGAGAACGGCATTTCCCCTGTGGCATTGGCCATAAGTCCGAAGGGGCGAGCTACACATGGGCTCGGCATCGCCGGGCCTTTCCTGTTTCTGGAGGCTCTATGAGCGACGCCAAAGAGAAGGTGCAGGCCTACGGCCTCAGTAATGAGAGCGTGGGCACGAGCCTCAACGCCTTGCCATTACGAATCATCGGTGGCGGCTATGAGCTGGATCCTTTGCCTGGGCTTACCCGCCCCGCAATCGCCTCGAAACAGATTCTTGAAAGCGCTGAAAGTGCGTCGCGATACGGGCCTGGAGTTCCACAGCCATCTCGTCTGGCATTGGCTCGCTGCGTGTTGCCTTCGTTCTTCCGCGCTCTATGGCGTCGGCCATGAAGTCATCGAAGCCGTCTGGATCATCCAAGAATGAATTCGCGTAGAGCTGCTCAAGAAGGTATCGCTGTGCTGATAGACGAGCACTCAGCTCCAGCATTTCTTCTCTGTTTTCTTGAGTGATTTCGTTGAGAAATTCCGCAAGCAGCCGGCGCAGTTCGTTTGGTCCGCTATCCGTCATTGTTCGCCCTCCTGGCGATGGTCGCGTGGAAGTTCCATCGTATGCCAGGATCTGGGTTCGCCATTGGAATGGCTTATCCTGTGGGTAGGAGGAGTCTATGGCTGGAGATTTGACAGATTGGGTATCCGTGGGCGCAGCGTCCCTTAGCGCTATCGCGACGGCAGCAGCGTGGTGTACTGCTAGGTCGGCTCTGAGAGTCGCGAGAGAGACGGAGAGATCTGCTTCGGAAGAGAAGCTTCTAACTGCCCAAGAACGTTATCAGTTGGCTGTGGCTCGCTTGCGTATGCAGGCATCGGCCCTTATTGCTACAGCAAATGATGCAAAGACCTTGATTGGCGCCAGATCCTTGGAGAGCGGGAGTTTTGGTTCATCAAGAACCACTCAAGCGCTCAACGATGTTGAAGCTTTTCAGCGAGTAGCGGAAGACGCGAAGCTGTTACTGACAAAGATCGATGCTGGCCAGACTGATGGCAGTACTCTTGCTCAGATCAGCGAGGCTCACAAGCAGGTGCATCTTGTCTTGATCCCCGTAGAGGCGGCTCTAGCTCGCGTGACTTATCTTAGGGGTTGGCCGCATTCCTCTTGAGGCATCGATTCCATATGCGAAACCACCTTCGGGTGGCTTTTTTGTTTCCGCCGCCACCAGGCGCACCCGGCAAAGCATGCATTGCGCATGGGGTGCAAGGCCTGCGTGGCGGCACCTATCAAGGAGATCTGCATGAAGACGTTGAATCCCGCCACCCCGGCACAGGCCTTGATTGCCGCCATCCACGCCGTGCGCCCGCCTGTGCTGGCGGATGGGTTGGTGGTGGATATGGAAAAGCTGCATCACCTGGAGACGGTGAATGTCACCTTCGCACTGACACCTGAACTGGTGAAGGCGTGGGGCGATGAGTGCGCAAAGCTGGGCGTGGTGCGCTGAGGTGGCCAAGCTCCAGACCCTGAAGAGCACGCTACCCGTGCTCGACACCCGCCGCGTGCAGACGATGCAGGCCGGTAGCTGGCGCACGAGCGACCAGACGGCAGCACAGCGGGGTTACGGCTACAAGTGGCAGAAGGCCCGCGAAGGCTTCTTGCGCTCCCATCCCCTGTGCATCCGCTGCCAGGCCGAGGGCAGGGTGGAGGCCGCGACAGTGGTCGATCACCGGGTGCCACATCGAGGCGACCAAGCCCTGTTCTGGGATCGCGGCAACTGGGACCCGCTCTGCGCTACCCACCATTCCAGAGACAAGCAACGCGAGGAGCAGCGGCGATGAACTATTCCAGCTTGCGCAAGACGCTTGCCCGCGACCTCAGGGTGTGCGTGAAGGCTGGCCTGCCCGCATGGGCAAAGGCTCACGTAGAGGAGCGGGCCGAGTACGCCGCCCACTGGTGGCAGATATCTCGGGACCGTAGCAAGCCCGGCGACCACAGGCGCGACAGCTATGTCAAAGCGGTGCGTGTGCAGCTTGGAATGCTGGGGTTGCTATCGGCCTACCGCTTCAGCGACGACGGCGCCAAGGCCCGCGTGGCAAGCCCCAGGGGCATCGGCAGGGCAGTCAAGGGGTAGGGGGTGGGTCGAAGTCCGGAGCCTTTGCCGGCCTAGACCGCCCTGTTCCGCACGCGCACAAAAAAGCCCCCTGTTTGATTGTTTCGGGGCAGTCGGCCGCATGAGGTTTCGGCTGCAACCCGTTGCGGCAACAGGGAAATTCGGACCTTTGAATTCTGGGGAATCGCGGAAATCAAAGAAATCAAAGAATCAAAGAGGTGAGCCATGCCAAGAGGGGGCTCTCGGCCCGGAGCTGGCCGCCCAAAGAAGACGCCGGCCGCCGCCCCAGTTGAAGAGGCTTCGGCGGCTGAGCCCAGGAAGTACAAGCGGCGCGCGGCGCCCATCGTGGACGCCGAAGGCTTCAAGCCAGAGGACGCGCCGCCGACCTGGCCATTTGGCAAGGAGCGGCCAGCGCCGCCCGAACCTGAGCCGGACCTGTCTGGCCTCATGCCGCTGGACTACCTGCTGGGGGTGATGCGCAACCCCTATCTGCCGCCGCCGCTGCGCATGCAGGCTGCAACGCTGGCGGCGCAGTACTGCCACCCCAAGCCAGCGCCCAAGAGCGCCAAGCAGGAAGCTGAAGCGGAGCGTAAGAAAAACCGTGAGCAGCGCTTCGGTCGCCGCCAGCCGCCTGCACTGACTGCAGTGCAGGGCGGAAAGTCATAGCCGGTTTCCGGCGTCAACGCCGGAGAGATTTATGGAATGGACCACTGCGTGCCCGGACTGGGAGCGCCGCATTGTCGCGAGCGAAAGCCTGATCATTTCGCCGCCGTTGTTCCCCGAGGTCGCTGATGAAGCATGGGAGATCTGCAGTAGCTTCGTCCTGACGGACATACCTGGCCATCCGACCATCGGCCAGGTGGCCAGGCCGTGGCTGCGCGACCTGGTGCGCACGATCTTCGGCGCGGAGGGGCCGGAGGGGCGCCGGCTGATCAATGAGTATTTCATCATGGTCAGCAAGAAGAACGCCAAGAGCACGATTGCGGCGGCCATCATGCTGACCGCACTGCTGATGAACTGGCGTGATGAGGCGGAGCTGCTGATTCTGAGCCCGACCATAGAAGTCGCGGGCAATAGCTACAAGCCGATCAGTGCGTTCATCAAGGCGGACGAGGATCTATCAGACCTGCTGAAGGTGCAGGACTATCACCGCCTGGTGACGCACAGGGAAACGAATGCCACCCTGAAGGTGGTTGCCGCCGATGAGGCGACCGTGACCGGCAAAAAGGCCAGCTTTGTCTTTGTGGATGAGCTGCACGAATTCGGAAAGAAGGGGCGGGCCTCCAACATGCTGCTGGAGGCCACGGGCGGCCTGGCATCGCGGCCCGAGGGCTTTGTGATCTACGCGACCACGCAGTCTGAGGAGCCACCTGCCGGCGTGTTCAAGGACAAGCTCGAATATGCCCGAGGTGTGCGCGACGGGGAAATCGAAGATCAGAAGTTCCTGCCGCTGATCTATGAATTTCCCAAGCCCATGCTGAAGGCTGGCGCCCATAAGGATCTGGCAAACGCCTACGTGACCAATCCGAATTGGGGCGCGTCCGTGGACATTGAGCGGATCCACCAGTTGCACAGCCAGGCCGCCATGAAGGGCGAGATTGGGCTGAAGGAGTTTTGGGCCAAGCACCTGAATGTCGAGATCGGCATGAACCTGCGTGCCGACCGCTGGGCTGGAGCCGACTTCTGGGAGCAGCGGGGTGACCGCAGGGTGACGCTTGAATACATCAAGCGCGAGTGCGAGGTGGTTGTGGTGGGGCTTGATGGCGGTGGCCTGGACGACTTGCTGGGGCTGGCTGTTGAGGGGCGCCTGAAGGGCTCTGCCAACTGCGTGCTTCGGAACAAGGCGTGGATCCACCCCATAGGCATCGAGCGGCGCAAGTCGGAGGAATCGAAATACCTGGACTTCGAGCGCGACGGCGACTTGGTGATCGTGAAGCGCCCGGGGCAGGATCTGGAGGAAGTCGCTGCGATCTGCAAAGACCTGCACGACGCCGGCCTGCTGGCCCGCATTGGCCTCGACCCTGAGCGCACGCACAAGGTGGTGTATCAGGCGCTCATCGACGCCGGGATACCCGAGGAATTGATCATCGGCATCTCCCAGGGCTGGAAGCTCACGGGCGCCATGGCCGTCGCAGAGCGCGGCCTGGAGGACGGGAGCCTCACCCACGCCGCGCAGCCGCTCATGGCCTGGTGCGTGGGCAACGCGAAGGTTGAGCCAAGAGGAAACGCCTCCCTCATCACGAAGCAGGCAAGCGGCTCAGCAAAGATCGATCCGCTCATGGCATCCCTGAATGCGGTGACGTTGATGGCACTGAATCCAGAGGCAATGGGCGGCATAGATGACTGGTTGAGCGACCCAATACGGACGGGCAAGGCATGAAAAATCGAACGAACACAGGCCTTGTCGGCCGCGTGCGCGCGGCCATCGACGGCTGGGTGCGCTCCTTCAGCTTGCGCGACAAGGATCTGTACACGGATCGCGTGATGGACAGCGAGGCGGGGGTGGATGTCACTCCCAAGGCGGTGATGCAGGTGGATGCAGTTTGGAGCTGCGTGCGCCTCATCTCCGAGACCATTGCCACGCTGCCACTTTCGATCCATGAAAAGACCTCGGCTGGCAAGCGTCTGGCAAACCACCACCCGCTGCACTTCATCATCCACGACCAGCCGAATGCGGACTCAACCGCATCGGTGTTCTGGGAGGCGCTGGTGGCCTCGATGCTGTTGCGCGGGAACGGGCGAGCGGAAAAGCTCTATGTCGGCACGCAGCTGGTGGGCCTTGCCTTCCTGGACCCGAACAAGCTGGTCATCACCCGCGACATCAATGGCCGCAAGATCTACCAGTACCCGCGAGCCGACGGCACGCCCAGGGAGATTCCTGCTGCGCGGATCTGGAACGTGCCCGGCTTCACGTTGGACGGCGAAACAGGTGTCTCGGTGATCGCCTACGGCGCCAAGGTGTTCGGGTCAGCGATGGCTGCCGAGCGATCGGCAGCCAAGACGTTCCGCAATGGGATGCTGCCGACGGTCTACTACAAGGTGGCCGCGTTCCTGAAGCCGGAACAACGGCGGATGTTCAAGGCCGAGATCCAAGGTTCGGTGGAGCGCGGCGAGGCCCCGGTGCTGGAGGGCGGAACGGATGTCGGAACCGTCGGCATCAACCCAGTTGATGCACAGCTCCTGGAGTCGCGGGCCTTCTCGGTGGAGTCGATCTGCCGCTGGTTTCGGGTGCCGCCCTGGATGGTCGGGCATACCGAGAAGTCCACCAGCTGGGGGACTGGCATCGAGCAGCAGATGATCGGCTTCCTGACATTCACTCTGGGGCCATGGCTGCGGCGCATTGAGCAGTCCATCAGCAAGGACTTAATGACGCCGGCCGAGCGCACGCGCTTCTACCCCAAGTTCGCCGTGGAGGGCCTCTTGCGAGCAGACAGCGCAGGCCGCGCCGCGTTCTATGCCGCGATGGTCAACAACGGGATCCTGACCCGCGACGAAGTGCGCGAACTGGAAGACCGCGAGCCGATGGGCGGCAACGCCGCTGTGCTGACGGTCCAGTCGGCCATGACGACCCTTGACGCCCTGGGCCAGGAAGGCGGCGCAGACCAAGCAAACCAGGCCCGGGCCGCGTTCCGCGCGTTCCTGGGCTTCAACGAAGAGCCGCAGAAAGGCTGAACCATGAGCATGAAGAACTTGCCGGCGGCCCCCATGGGTCGGCCGAGCGCTAGCCTGCGCAGCGAAATCCTTCCGCGCGCTCTGGAGCGCTGGAGTCCCGAGGTCCGTGCAGCTGACCGCGACGAAGAGCGCTCCATCAGCATCTACGACGCCATCGGCTACGACCCGTGGACGGGCGAGGGCGTCACAGCTAAGCGCGTAGCCGGCGCGCTGCGCAGCCTTGGAAAAGGCCCATTGACCGTCAACATCAACAGCCCTGGCGGCGACATGTTCGAGGGCTTGGCCATCTACAACCTCCTGCGCGAGCACGAGGGTGAAGTGAACGTCAAGGTCCTGGGGCTGGCCGCTTCGGCGGGCTCGGTAATCGCGATGGCAGGCGACACGGTGCAGATCGCCCGTGCCGGCTTCCTGATGATCCACAACGCCTGGGTCGTCGCCATGGGCAACCGCAACGACCTGCGCGAGCTGGCCACCTGGCTGGAGCCCTTCGATGCGGCCATGGGCGACATCTACGCGTCCCGCACAGGCCTGGAAGCCAAGGCCATCGCCAAGCTCATGGACTCCGAATCCTGGATCGGCGGTGCTGCGGCTGTGGAGCAGGGCTTCGCAGACGAGCTGCTGGCCTCCGACCAGGTGGGCAAGGGCGGCGGAAACGCCAGCGCCTCGGCGGTTCGTCGTCTGGAGGCGGCTTTGCGCAACAGCGGCATGCCCAAGAGCGAGGCCATGCGCCTCATCAGCGAATTCAAGTCCAGCGTGGGTGATCCCGCTGGCAGCGGTGCGGGCGATCCCACCGAGCGCGCCGGCAGTGATGCTGGTGCACAAGTGCTCTCTGCACTCCGTGATTTCTCCTTGACCTGACCCAATCTTTGAAAGGCAAACACCATGCAACGCAAGTACCTCTCTCTCGCCGTGATCGCGTTGTGCGCGATCTCCATCAGCGCCCAGGCCATGGGCTTTGATGTCGCCGCTCATGCGCACGCCTTCCTGCTTGCGCACCCAGACGTAGCCCTGGCCCTGGGCGGGGCGGCATTTCTGGGTGAAACCCAAAATTTCAGTCCCACCGAAATCAAGGCTGCTTTGGACAAGATCAGCAGCCAGGTGAAAGAAGCCGGCGAGAAAGCCCTGGCTGAAGCCGCCAAGGGTGTGCAGATGTCCACTGCGAACAAAGAAAAGGTGGACGAACTGCTCATCAAGCAAGGTGAGCTGCAAGCCAACCTGCAGGGCGCGCAGCAACTGCTGGCGAAGCTGGAGGCCAACGGCGCGGGCGGCGACGTGCAGCACCAGTCGCTGGGTCAGCAGTTCGTGAACAACGAAAAGGTCAAGTCCTTCCTGGGCGAGACCACTCCGCGCGGCCGCGCCGACATGACCATCAAGGCGGCCATCACCAGCGTGACCACCGACACCGACGGTGCCGCGGGCGATCTGGTGCAGACCACGCGCCTGCCTGGTGTGCAGGCGCTGCCGCAGCGCCGCATGACCGTGCGTGACCTGATCACCCCGGGCAACATGGACGGCAACGCGCTGGAATACGTGAAGGAAACGGGTTTCACCAACAACGCCGGCATGGTTGCCGAGGGTGCCAAGAAGCCCGAATCCAGCCTGAAGTTCGACCTGGTGAGCACGACCGCCAAGGTGATCGCGCACTACATGAAGGCCTCGCGCCAGATCCTGAGCGACGCCTCGCAGCTGGCCAGCCTGATCGACGGCCGCCTGCGCTACGGCCTGGCGTTCAAGGAAGAGCAGCAGCTGCTCAACGGCGACGGCACCGGCCAGAACCTGCTGGGCATCATCCCGCAGGCCACGGCCTTCTCTGCCCCGTTCGACCCCGCCGGCACCGAGACGAACATCGACAACATCCGCCTGGCCTTCCTGCAGGCTGAGCTGGCCGAGTTCCCGTCCACAGGCGTGGTGATGAACCCTATCGACTGGGCACGCATCGAGCTGCTGAAGGACACCACGGGCCGCTACATCATCGGCAACCCGCAGGGCATCATCGGCGCCTCGCTGTGGAACCG